TCAAGTTGTGAGGTAGCTAGATCTTTTTGATAGTTAGAAAGACCATCATATGATTTAGGCGTTTTACCATCTAGATCAGTTAATACTGAACCTGCTTTTGTTAATTTATCTAATAGTCCCATTGTTGTGTTATTTTATTATAAATATTAAATTATTGAACTTTGTATGTTCCTACATTCATTGCTGTACCTACTTTAGTAGCATCTAAATAAACATCTCCACCTGCTTTTACAGCATCTATTAATACATTTATTCTTTCCATTAATGGTGATAAATCTATTTGAGGTGCAGAAGAAGTAGATGATGATCTTCCTGGTTTATTTAAATTAGTACCGGCTACAATAGAATCATTTTCATTTAATTTATATGTTCCTTTTTCACCAGACACCATTAATCCACCATCAGGTGCTATTATTCCATCATCTACACCAATCATACTTTTCCATCCTGATGTAAGATCAACAGCACCTATTTTTACTCCTGGAATTTTATTGATTAAATTAAGTGCTCCATTTATAAGAGAATCAAAAGCACTTATAATAGCTGTAACAGGGGAAAGCATACCTTTTAACATTCCTTTTCCAATTTTAGAAAAACCTTTTTCAAAATCACCATTTAATAAATCTAGTACTCCACTAAAAGCTTGTTTTACACCTTCAATTGGTTCCTTAATAAATGTACTTATAAATTTACCTATTGCTTTAATTCCATTTGTTAAAGGATATAAAATTATATTAACTAAAGGCATTATAGCATTAACTACTTCCATTATAGGGTCTAAAAGTTCTAAAATTGGTTGAGCAATACTTACAAAAACTTCTCTTAGTTTTTCAATGGTTTTATTAAATCGTTCTTGAACTGATTGTTGGGCAAATTGGTTTGCTAATTGATCATTACCTAAACGTTTTTTAGCTTCTTCCATTCCTACTTGTTTAACTAAATTATCAAATTTTTCTTTAGCATCTTTACCTTCAACTCCTGATAGTTTATTTAATGCTTCTTTATCTATTAAAGATTGAGCTAATTCATCTCTACTCATTCCAACAGATTTAGCTATTGCTTCTTGTTGAATAACGTTCATTTTACCAAAATCAGCTGATGAGCCAACTTGTTTAGCTACTTCTGCTGCTGCTCCTGCTATATCACCATTTAAGGCTAATAATCTAGCTTGTTCTAAATTTAAATCTTTACCTGTAAGTAATTCTGCTTCTAATTCACTAGAAATTGAATCTTCAAAATTTAATAATCCACTAGATATTTTAGAAGCTTGTTCTAAATTTAGTCCAAATTGTTTTGATTTAACAACTGATTCAGCTAATGCTGAGGCACTACCTCCTAATGATAATTTTAAAGAGGCTGATGCTTTACCAACTTCTTTTAAAACATCTTTTTCATTAACTATTAATTTATTTTGAGAGGCATAGGCTTGTGCTCCTCCTAATATTTCTGCTGTATTATCTTCTAATGATTTACCATTAGCTAAAGATAATGTTTGTATACTTGCTAATTCTTCATTAGTATAACCTGCTTGTTCTCTTAATTTAGTAAATGTAATTAAATCAGCATCGTTTAACTTAGCATTGGAACCTAAAGTTTTACCTACAGCTACCATAGATTCTTGAAGTCCTTTAGTAGTTACGTTTGCATCCGCAGATAAATTTGCAATATCATTTAATTCACTTCTAAGATTAGAAGCTGCTGCATAAGTCATATTAAAACCTTTAGCTAATTCTCCGGTTGCTGCATCCCCTTTTATTAAAGCATCAACCATTTCTTTAATTAAAAATCCTGTAATTGCTGCTGGATCTTTTAAGCTTTCTACTAATTGTGTTCCTGCTTCTTTAACTCCACCTTTAAGTACTTTCATTTTATCTGCAAAACCACCAGTATAATTTTCTCCCTTTGCTGTTTCTTCAGCAATTTCCTTCATTTTAGCTTTTACAGCATCTAGACCAAGAGCTTTTCCTAGTCCACCTAAACCCATTTTATCTAAAGCATTTTCAACACCATCAACCGCAGCTCCGGTTATACCCATTGTTTTACCAATTTTTTCTTCTAGTTCAAGTCTGGATCTTATAGCTGTATTTAAATCTATATAACTTTGACTTTCTTCATCAATAATTGATTTATTATCAATTAGTGCTCCGTTAATTTGGGCAATTTCTGCTCTGTTTTTTTTCTTTTGTTCAAAACTTATAGCATCACTAATATTTTCAGCAATTAAAGCAGATTTTCTTTGTGCTAAAACATTATTATTAGTTGCTGCATCTTGTTTAGCTTGTTGAGATTTTTTTAATAAAGTTTGTAATTCTTTTTCTGAAAGTTTATTTATTCCTGCTTGGTCATATGCTAATTGTTGAGCTATACTAGTTAAGGAATTAAATGTTTTTTTAGTAGAAGCTAATCCAACATTACCCTTTGAAATTTCTTGAACTACTGATTGAAATCCTGAAGCTAAATCATTTACAGATGCTAATGAATCATCTAATTCATTACCCCATTTTTCTATGAGTTCACCAACAAGAGCAGCATCTCTAGCTACAGGTGCAAGGTTAAAACTATTTAAATTTTTACCTAAAGTTGTAGCTAATCTTTGAAGTTTTTCAAATTGTTTATTTAATTCTTCGGGTGTAGGATTTGCCATTTAAAATATTTTGTTATAAATATTAAAAGGCATCATTTTTTTGATGCCTTCGTAATATAAGAGGGTGGTGTTATTTTTGATATAGGAGGTTTAGTATTTGGTACACCTACTGCTTTTAAATTATTAATAGATTTTTCAACATTATTTTCATCTTTTGGTGAATGAAAATCTCTTAATTTTGAAAATGTAAATTTGCGTAGCCAAATAGGCATATTATATATTGTATGCCAATCATAACCTCCATTCCCATGAAATACTATTTCATGAATCTGAGTAAATAAGTTAATTCTAACTTGTGGTGCTATATTAAGCGTCAGGCCAAAAAAAGTTAAGGGAAATAGGAATAGTGACCTCCGCTCCACTACTTAAAGTACAATGTAAATCTACATCTGGTTGTATAATTTTAATATATTCTCTTAATGCTCTAGAATCTTTAGCTAATAAATAATTATCAACAAATTCACGGATTGATTTTTCATCTCTATCTCCTCCAACTGAAGTGATGATGTATTTTAAACGAGTAGATAATTCTGGTGAATTGTCTTTATTAATTTTTTTAAGACCAGTTAATTCCTTTTCAATTTTCTTTTCATCTGCTGATGTTAATATTTTAAAAGTAATTTTAGTTTCGGAATAGGGAAGAGTAAAATGGAATTCATTAACACCTTTAGTTATTAAAGATTCATCAAATTCTTTATTATTTAAAGTAGATAAGTCTACAGTTTGAGATTCACCGTCATATTCAAATGTATAATTACCTCCATAACCTAAAACACGAGCAGCAATGAATAGTGCATTTTTATCTCCTACAATTAAATCTTCGTAATTTATTTTAGTAATGATTAACGATTGAAGCATTTTATCTAAAACTACTCCTTGTTTAATATATGCTTGGTTAGTAAGAATATCTTCTTCTCTAGCAGTCATATATTTCATTTCAATTTTACCTTTAGATAAAGGTGAATCTTCAGGATAAATTAAACCTTTTGAAGGTAAATCTACCATTTCTGTAGGAAACTTAAATTTTTGTTCTTCCATAATTTTTATTTTTTATAACTTTGTTGTCATATATAAATATATGAGAAAAAAAGAAGCTCGCAAAAAATGCGAGCTCTTTTAATTTTAATTTTAATTTTAATTTTATTAAAAATTCAACACACAATAATCTGGTTGAACTGTCATTGTAATGTTTACAGCTGTATTTTCAGTATCCCAGTTGTAATCACCAAAGTTTGATTCAGTAATTAACGCACCTTTAATAATCCATTCTGATACGATATCACCTACTGGTCCTAATACGTCGAATGTTAAGTCTTTCTTATAGAAATCACTATAACCATCACGACCTGTTACTGATTCGTGGTGTAAACGTACCCATTCCATTACTGCCTGCGCACCTGAAGGTGTGATAGGATC